TGATTGTCAACATGCCTCCACGTCATACGAAATCAGAGTTTGCATCGTTTTTATTACCAGCGTGGATGGTGGGCCGGCATCCAAAATTAAAAATAATTCAAGCAACGCACACAGGAGAATTAGCAATTAGGTTTGGTCGTAAGGCCAAGAACTTAATTGACTCCGAAGAGTATGCCAAAATTTTCAAAACTACACTACAAGAAGATAGCAAAGCCGCTGGTAGGTGGGAAACAGCACAAGGCGGTGAATATTTTGCAGCGGGTGTCGGCGGTGCCATCACCGGACGGGGTGCTGACTTATTAATCATTGACGATCCACACTCGGAGCAAGACGCATTGTCTCCTAATGCAATGGAAAATGCATATGAGTGGTATACATCAGGTCCTAGACAACGTTTACAACCTGGCGCAAAAATCGTTTTAGTAATGACACGTTGGAGCACTAAAGATTTGACCGGAAAATTGCTTCAAAACCAAAAAGAAGTTAAAGGTGATCAATGGGACGTGGTCGAATTTCCAGCGATCATGGACCACGGAACTCATTCTGAACCTGTTTGGCCAGAATATTGGAAATTAGATGAATTAGAGAAAGTAAAAGCAACACTTCCCGTTGGAAAATGGAATGCACAATGGATGCAACAACCAACTTCTGAAGAAGGAGCAATAATAAAACGAGAATGGTGGGGAAATTACAATTCTGATGACATTCCAAGCTTACATCACGTCATACAAAGTTATGATACTGCATTTTTAAAAAAAGAAACTGCCGATTACTCTGCAATTACGACTTGGGGAGTGTTTTATCCAAATGAAGACGCACCTGCTAATTTACTTTTGTTAGATGCAATTAAAGGA